GCTCGTAGTCAAGTGCTTGCTCGATAGCAACAACATCTTCTATTGACATTGTGATGCGCCCTGATTCCCAAGAAGATACTAAAGGCTGCGACACTCCTAGTTTCTTGGCAAGTTCAGATTGGCTTATCTTTTTATCGGTTCGTTCCTTCTTCAGGATTTGAGCACCATGAAGTCGGGTTTGGTTGGAAGTTTTTCGGGAACTCATGCTTTTATCTTATTCCTTTTTATTCTGTTCTGCAATAACTGTTTCATATTTGAACTCCCTTTGCCGACCAGCATCTGGTCTAGGGCATATGTGAGATGGTGGTGCAGACAGATGAACAAATGTAATAAGAACCTGTGGGCATCTATGGCATCGCCATTCGCTGACAGGCTTGCTCATTATTTCTTCTTTTGCCTTACGCCGTAGTCCCATCCGTATAGCCAGCCTAAGCCAGCACCACAGACCATCCCGAACAAAGCGAAACCTAAGTCTCGCCACTCTTGCCCAAGGTGTATTACCACTTCACCAATCATTTTCTTTCTCCTTTTTATTTATATTTGAGGCATCCGTAATGCCATTTCTTGACAACAGATTTATTACTTCTGCATATCATAGACTTTAGAACTTCACTATTGCGAACACAGCCCCAACCCCACATCCCAACTGGATATACAAACTGACCATCAGGTTCAGTATGTCCCTTGAAGGCGATTGCATCAGCAACCTTGACCTGCTGTCGGGCTGTCTTGTTCTTAGCACTAGACGAGTTGCTCCATCGTTTCCATGTGCCACGATATATTCCTAAGCCACCAGTGTAAGAGCGTGTGGAATGTTGCCAGTTGCCACCAGTTTCACATTGAGCGAGCCTGTCATAGTATTTATCAGGCATTACTCCGTGATACTTCTGATGACCAGTAGATGCTTGGGTCGCTTCAGCCGGCACGATAAATAAAAGCAGGGGTACAAGTACCAACATAGTTATTGGTTTTCTGTTTCTTCGCATTGTATTGCCTCCTGTATAGGCGCACCTGCCGATGTGGCTAGTGGGATGTCTAACTGATGAGGTTTCGCTACCGTGAGGAAACCTTCCTGAATAAGTTGGAAGTTGATGTCCTTCTCGTATTCCTCTATTACACGAGAGTATGTCCATCCTAGCCGACCAAACACGATGCCCTTAGTAATCCACTGGTCTTTCCAACTTTCTTTGCGAGGCGTGTTATTGGTTTTAGTTCTAGTGGCTTTAGTTAGTTCGCCACCTGTGATGCCACCCCTACCCTCAGCCTTGAGACGAGGTGGTACAAGATTTGAAGCCACCCCCTTAGGGAATGACCGAACAACATACAAGTTAGATGTGTAATCTCCCGACTCGCTTTTGCGATGAGTTATCTCAATAGCCCCACCATCGGACAGTTCCTTGATAGCCCTATCCAATGTTGAAACAGAAACCCTCGCTCGCATAGCAAGCAAACGCCTTGAAGGGAAACACTCACCAGTTGTGTTATCAGCAAACCTACGCAAGCAACAATAAACACGGATTGCATTTGCAGATACAGGTAACGCTAATACCCACTCGGGAACAATCGCAAAATAGAAATCTGCAGATACGGCAATAGGGTTCTGTTCAGGTGTATCGTTCATATGCCAACCTCCATTGGCTTCGTGAGGGGGAGTCTGTCGGGGGCTCCCCTTCACCCTTTCTCTAGGTCATCTAGTAATGCCATAAAGTTTTGGAACTCGGACAGTCTCATTATTATTAGACCGTCACTTGTTCCATCAGGCATCGCCACCATACCAAAAGGTCGGATGTCTCCGAGCGCAGAACCATTTTTACTTTGCTGTTCAGCAAGTAGGAAGCGAGTGTAGATAGGCTGCACCTGCTTACCTGCTTTCACTTCAACACGAATAGCCCCTCCCCACACTTCTTCATGTCGTGAGTTCACGCCACCAAGACCAAGCATTTTGCGAGCATGTCTCGCTTTGCTATCGCCTTTACTGCGATTACGCTTGCCCATACACTGTTTGCATTTGCAGTCCTTGACATGGTCTATCGGTCTACGACGTAGTGTTCCCCATAAGCCACAGCCACATGCGCAGTCGCCTTTACGCTTCTGCTCAATGGGAGCGTTCATTGTCTAAGGCTTTCTGAAGTCGTCTGTTATGTTCGTAAGCCTTTGTAAGTTCCTGCGCTAACTGCCCAATGTGACCGAACATTTTTTTGGTGCAAAAACAATGTGGGCTTGAGTTCAGTTCAATGTCGCATTCCCGATAGTGGTATTGACCGTTCAGCCCTGTGGGCATATACATAATTGAGTTCATTTGTTTTCCTTTTCTTTCATAAGTTCTTGGGCTAGGTTCTTCCAACGGTCTCGGTCAGCAGTAAGTTCTGCTACCTGCTCCTTTAGTTTCTCGTTTTCTTCCATACGCAATACTCCCACCGTCTTTACAGGCTCATCAAATCTGTCTTCAACGGCATAGTGGTCACGGTATTTCACATGCACATAAGGGTGGCATCTGTCTCGCTGATTTCGTAGCACGAACACTTCACCATTGGCGTGCATTTTAGATAACGCACCCGAGATTTGACCGTGATGCAGTCGTAGTATCTCACCGAGTTCTCGCCAAGTTGCTCCTTGCTCGCCAATCACATCTAGATATTTGGTTATCTTTTTATGCCGTTGGTTTCTTACGCCACTCTTTGACTCTCGGAACGCCCTATCTCGTGATGCTGGATTATTGACAAATCCATCCGTGTCGTCAAACCAGTTGAACAATGGTTCGTCATTCACTTTTGTTATCTCCTGTATCCCATTTTTCTGCAAGGGGCGTGATGTCTGCAAATAACTCAGCACCTTTCTCTGTCATCCGTTGAGCCAAGTTGTTCATCTCCTCGTGAAGCAGAATGATGTATTGCACCAACTTGGTGTTGATAGTCACATGGTCGTCTAGTTGTTTTATTGACTCGATAAGACTTTCGGTCAGAGATTTGTTTATTTCTTTGTAGTTGTTTTCGGGTATATCCATGTCTTTCCTTTACTTGTGAACAATGCGAGGACGGCTATCTTCACCGAACTCTATTGAGGCTGTGTCTTTGGTGACTGCTAAAAGGTCAGCGATAAAAGCAGACGCTTCAGCAGAGTTCATCTCACTCGGCACTTTGCCTGCAATCTCGGCAATGTCTTCTTCTGCAAGTTCAATCTTTGTAGCCAACTTAGTAATAAAACTAGATTGTGAGTCGCTTATCGGATGATTACCTGACGCTTGTGGCTTGCCACTCGCTACTTGCTTTACTGGTGCTTTCTTTACTGCCGACCCGACAGTCACTCTCGGTGATTCAGCCGGCAATGGAGAGCGCACAAAGGTGTCTGCATCGGGGTCTTGGTCATCGGTGGGTAAGCACAATGTCTGCAATAACGCTGTGCGATAAGCAACGCTCATTGCTTTTGCTGTTGCTTTGTCTCCACTATCCATAGACTCAGCACTTACTGTTGCTGTTACAGAAGTTCCGTCTACGGCGTGGAAAGTGTATTGAACCATTACTCGTGCATGACCCATTGTTGTTCTGTTCTGTCCGACCTGCACCGATTCGTATTCGCTAGTAATAACTGTAGGTGTGCAAAAGATGCCGTGCTTTCGGAACGCAGGTGATACTGCATTGATAACAGCATCGATGCCTCGGAAGTTGAAGTTCTGATGAGTGTTGCGCTGTTCTTTGCCGACAGCACCCACATCTTTCATCACCTCGTTTAGTGCTTGATAAATGTTTGTCATTGTTTTTCCTTTTCTATTTTAGTTTCAAGACACGATAGGTCGTGTCAGGTTTCCGAAACTGGCTAGCCAGTGCCGAGAGTTCAGGGTTATGGTTCAACATTCTGTCAATGTCAATACTGCCCTTGCGACTTTGTCTTTTGTAAGAAACAACTGCTTGACCATTGAACGTTCCCACCTGCACATCTTTCAACATGCGAGCAACACGGTCACGAGCGTTTGCTTCTGCATCCTTGAGTAAGTTCATCTGGTCTTTCCACGCTCTGTATTCCTCAAGTGCTGACATCTCATCAGCCGTTAGTTCACGTTCGCCAACTGGGTCAGGAAACATTAGGTCTACTTGTTTGGATGTCAGGCCATCAGCGAGTTGGTCAAGGATTGTTCCGTCATCTATTTTCGCACCAATCAGTTCTGCTTGTTCACGCATCTCCTCGATACAGAAGGGGTCTGCCTCAACAGTCCAAAATCCAAGGCGCATATATTTGTCAAGGGCTACAACAACTGTTTCGTTGCAGCCGACAGCATCCATCTGCGCTTGCGCTTGCCAAAAATAACTTATTGGAATTGTGTCTGAAAGTGCATAGGCCGTTGTTGTCTTAGCCTCAACGGTGCGAGTGGCAATGCCGTTCTCGTCAAACTGTATGCCGTCTAGCGTTGCCACGATACGGTCACGCTGGTACATCACATCTGGAAGTGTTACTTCGCCGTAGTGCCTGCGAGCGAACTCAATAAGTGCTGGCTCAAGGATGTGTCCTCTAAGTGTTGCATCGTTGCTTGACGATGAGAAGTTCGGGTTCACTTTCTTTATCACAAGGTCAGCGAGGTTGTCCCATTGAGAGACACCCATCAATGCTGGTATTTCGGAAGCACCGAAAACTGTTCCACCATTCTGCGTTCGTCTTTGTTCAAGCCAAGCCTCTGAGCCATAGCGAGCCTTTGGAAAGGTTCGTCTTTTGTTTGCATCCATATCCATTTGTGTTCCTTTCAATGAACTTTATTTGTTGTTGTAATCATAACGAAGGCGTGTATCAGAGAACAGGCAAACATAAAAGTTTTACCCAATAAGAAAATCCCCCACCGAAGTGGGGGATTTACTTCCAAGTGAAAAGGCAAGATTGTGTTAGTCGGTATTTGAAATACTTTCTCCGTACTGAGCAAGGTTCACTTCAGAGAAGCCGTATGTCCTAAGTCGCTCAACGCCACCAACAGAAGCAATGTTCCAATCCGTAGCGACCACTGCATCGTGCGATGGGTCGCCCATGTGGACTGGATATATTTTCGCCGTGTCAATGTCTCGGTTGCTTGTTCGCAGAACAAAGATGATTTGGTTATGCAAGCAAAAGTAGTTTGGGTAGTGTTCCAAGACATGGGAAATCTTTTCCACTCTCCAAACCCATTCATGAGTTCCCAAGACCTGATGCACTTGAGTACGGAAGTTGTTGTTGAAATCAGAACCTGATGTCGTTGGAGTAACGATTGACTGGTCAAGGTATAAGTCGGTCATGAAACCATTGACTGGAATAATCGCACGAAGGATTGTTCCACCCCCTCGTCCATTGACTTCTCTTAGTGCTTGACGCAATCGTTGTCTCACCTGATTAGGCGAGAAGTGTGTAAGTGCTCTGCGTTGAGAGCCAGTTGGTGTAGGCATCGGTAATCCTTTCTCTTATTTCCGACAAACAAATAATACCAAACGCTAATCACAGATGTGTGTCTGTTTGATTTATCTACCCAATGTGAAACTGCACTTCACATCAGTCTGATGTTGCAGTTCAGTTCAATGTTGAAGTGGGTAGCCACTAGCAAACATCGCCACCGAAAACAACTACCCGATACCCGATAAAGGTCAGCGGCGAATCCGGGATGACCCGATACCCGATGCTGTTTATTGAGTTGAAATCCGATTGGCAATCTCGCTACCCGATACTTTTTTGAGGGGCGTTTTGGAACGCAACCCACCCCCCCCAAAAACGACACATATATAGAGGTAAGGGTTTCCCAGTATCTAAAGGGTTTCCCAGTTTTGCCCTATTTCGTCATAACGAAATTATTGGGGGGTCTCAGTGCCTAAGGTTTAGGCAGACTTCTCCATGCTTTTTCAAATGCATCTGCATCATCAGCCATCGCAGGACTTAGTTCAACATGCAACCATTTGCCCCCGATACTTCCAGCAGACTCAGCCTCGTTCTTATACACCTTGACCAGTTCTTCACCGACCTTGCGCTTGCACCGATAACCCCTGCCGAACTTCCCGAACGAATAGTCATGGACTTCTTCGATACCCAATACATCAGCGTGTTCAACAAACCAGTCAAATGCTTGCAATGCTTTGTTTCGGTCATCACGCCCATACCCGATATCTGCAGCACGACCAGTAGCATGCACCGATAGTTGTCCAGGCTTCCCACGCATATCCCGAACTACCCATGTGCCGAGATTGCTGAAGTGCCACCTGCGATTGCAGAGATAAACTAGGCGTTCAGTTCCTTCACGCTTGCCTTTGCTCGCTCCGTCAGATGTTCCTGTGTATGGTCTAACTGGCATCGTGCTTGCTTCTATCTACGCCGAAGGCTTTATCTATTTCGTCTTTAGTAAGTTTGCCGTCGCTCATAGATTTGCTCAGGTCATAAACAACTAGTGCAACTGCAGCGCCACCAGCCTGCAATGCTTGAAACCACATTGGTACATCTACCTTGTCGGTGAATGCTTGAATTACTCCTGTGCCTGTGATAATGCCCAATGCCGACGATACGAACAAGGCGATGAGCCGAGTTGCTACATCCTTGAAAACATTTATGTTCATTCTTCCTCCTGAGTGAAGATACCTACTAAGTGTACTGCTAAACCTGCCAATGAAATGTATATACCCATACGGCGAGTGTCGCCTGCCAATGTGATAAGAACCAAGCCTGTGCCTGCCAATGTCCACGACAGTTCGCCAAGTTCCTGAAAAATCTTTTTCACCCTAAATCCTCTCATTAGAGTCTGATGTCGGGGAACTGTTGTAAATCTTAGCGTATGTTTTGTTTGCTTGGCGCAGGTACAGATGCAATAGCCAGTAACCCTGTCACGGCAATAACTGCACGGCGAGTTCTAACAGGGACAGATGACCCAATTGGAACATAAGTATCTGTTTTGCCATTGAACAAATCAACTTCGTTCTCAAAAGCCTCACGAACCTCTGTCGGTGCATTTTGCACAGCCTCAACTAGTTGCTCTGCTTGGGCATCTGAAAGTTCGGTCACATCTAAAGATTGGAAGATTTCCGTTGCTGTTTCCTGCGTTACAGCATTGAGCACCTCAACGCTCGTAGCGAGGGCTAAAGCGTCATCAGGGGTAATGCCGTCTTCCACACTCTGAGCCACGATAGAAGCGATTTCAGATTGAGGCAACTCGTCAATATTGGAAAGTAGTTCAGCGACCAATGGAGAAACTGCATCCGGCACGATAGTAGTTGATGTGATAACCTCGGGCTGTGATGTTGTTGTTGTGGTTATCAGCACTGGTGCAAGGGTTGTTGTGCTTGTTGTCGTACTTGTCGTGGAAGGAACGACAGAAGTCGTAGTAGATGCGTAGACGATTGGCTCTGATGTTGTGGTTGTTATCGGGCGTACTGTTGTCGTCGTTATTGGGATTGTTGTGGTTGTGGTTGTGGTGGTCGTGGTTGAAGTGGTTGTCGTAGAAGTGGTAGTAGTGGACGTAGTAGATGTAGATGTAGTAGTGGTTGCTTCAGTAGTAGAAGTAGATGTTTGACCTGCCCCATTGAACCCAAGTTCATACTGTAGATTCCACCCACCATTTGTACGCCAAGCGTTAGGGTCGCCACAACAGATACCAGCCCTTAGTCGATACTTTCCTGCAGGTACAGCCAGAGAAATATAAGACTGCAATCCGAAACTGTCATCGTTCTGAGCGAGTAGAGTTCCTTCTTCGTTGTAGAGCCACAACATCGGGTCAGATGGATAGTTTTCTATCATATATGTCTGTGCTACGAACTGTGTCGGCTCAAGATAGTCAAACCAAAAATCTGTTGGCTGAGTAACAATCGGGTTATTTGCTAATGCAGGCGAAGTGAACAATGCCAGTACTGCTACTGGTGCAAACACAAGCCAAAAACTACGGCGTATCTTCAGACGGAGCATTTTCTGTCCATCCCGATTCAAGTAGTTCTGCGTATTCTTCCTCGGTCATTTCACGCACTTCATTATCTATTTGTATATTTGGTCTTGACATTCCTATCCTAATCTGTATCCATAGACGGTAATTGTTCCACCTGTCAATGTTCCTGCAGATGGTGTGATGGTTATTGAACTATAACTGGTGGCTACTTGGTGAACACCTGTGCGTTGTCCAGCGACTGCTGAACCTGCAATCATTGACTGAAAATAAGTCCATTTAGCCAAGAATGGATTTACTAAATCAGCAGAACCAGTCAGCCCATTAGATGCTGTTGAATAAAAGCCTTGTGTCCAAGATGCTGCGTTATTGTCGCAAACAAAAAAAGCACCTGCTGTTGAGAAAACAATCAAAGCACCTGCTGAATAGTAACCAGTAGTAGATGCTCCAAGTCTCAAAGCCAAGTTTGCATCAGCAGATGATGCGCCACCTGCAATCACAATTTTATATGCATCATAAGTGCTGTTGAAGCAGGAACTTAGGGTCACGCTAGATACGCCTGAACCGATGGTTGTGCTCGTGACATACACTAGTCCTGAGTTGGCTAGATAAGTGTTGGTGTCGGAAACTGTGAGTGTTTCGCTTGCGAATGTTTTTACTGCCATATCTGTTCCTTACTTATAAAGAATAACATCTGTGCCACCAATAGTAGAAAAACCAATACGAAACACAGAAGCCCATCTATTAGAACCATTGATAAAAGTAGACCAATGATTGGGTTCAACTCTATGGCTTATTTTTTGTAGAAGAATATCTTTCGTAATGGTTGAACCTGTCGGTGGTGCAATTGCTAACGTTACTCGTTCATTTAGTTCAAGACCAAGAGTGGAAGCCCAGTTATTGTCGGGACTCAACACAACTTCCATATCCTCAAATGAGGGAAATATCTGTTGCCCGAACCCGACAAGTATTTTGCCTACAGCAATAGTGGCTACTGGATTATCTAACTGCGTATCCCAAGTTTCTGAAGCCTCACCATAAGTTGTTGTAGTAGAGCCTGTTTCTTGGTATTGCAATCCACCCGACATTGTTACATTTATAACATTCCTTAGTTCATCGCCGTTGTATTGCATTTGTACTTCTTTGCCTAAAGCCGTACCACCACTTCCATAGGTCACTTGGCTATTGAACGATTTGGTGTTTGTAAATCTGTCGTATCTACCCATCATTGTGACCACGCCTGACCTATCTACAAATAGTGGAGCGCACTCAGCGTTGGCAACTAGTTCTAGTTCGGGTGCTACAAATGGTGCGTCATCTGTTATTTCTAAAACAGAAGCGTTAGGCGATGCAGGAGTAGACACTAACGATGTTGAAAAAATGGTTTGTGCAATAATTCTAGATACACGAGCACTTGTTGTTTCAAGAAAGTTTGCTGTTGAATATTTGATTATGGTTTGTATTTCTGCTTGTGACCGTGCAGTTGTCCATTGGCACAGTTGTTGCATCGCACCAGCGTAAATGTTTACATAATCACCATCAGTTGGAAAGAATATGCCACCAACTGCCGTACTCCTCGTACCAGTGACATCTACACCATTGACATAAATAACAGCAGTGAATAGTACTCCGTTCCACGCAAAAGCAAAATGTACTGATTCGCTTTCTTGAAGCGCCGAAGTAATAGTCGTATAACTATATGTAGTGTTTGTTCCGAATGAAGTGACTTGCAATACAAACTTGCCACTAGTGAATGACACATTCCATCCGAAGTTTCCTGTTTGACCACCGATAATGCCATTGGTGGCGTTGCCATTTGGTATTACCCAAAATGCGACAGTGAAGTTATTGTTTGCAGTGAAATAACTTGGGTTGCCACCAAAACCTAAATCGTTAGTTGCAATAACATCTAATCCTGATGCAGTATTAGCAATTCCACCCAAAGAAGAATCAACTAAACCAACAGCCAACTGACCTTCATTTAGCGCATTGGTTTTTGTAGTAAGAGGTAATGGAACAGAACCGTAGTCAAACATTGTACTTGCACTAAAATTAGTTATCGGTTCGTCAAGAGGCCAAAAATGTCTCGGACTAAGTGATTTGATATAAGCCTTTGCCCAATCTTGAGGTAACTGTTCAGTTGCCAACAACTGCAAAGCGTCAAAACAAGACAACGTTACTGTAGACATTTTGCCTGCATCGCTCCACTCAACAGGCCAGCCGTCTATATATCCACGAAAAACTGGATATGTTGTCGCACTATAAACAGCCTCTATTTTTATTTGTTTTCTCGGAAACAACTTGCCAGCATAAGTTCCTGCACTATTGAAAGGGTCGTATTTGCGTGAAGTGTTTAGTAACACCACTTGTGCACTACCACTAAATGAACCCCAATCACCATCGGTTCCTCTATCAATAGACATACTAAGAACATCGGTAGTCACTTCTGTCCAAGTGGGTGACAATGCGTAAGGTGTATCGTCAAAAGCGATATAAACTTTTGGTGTTGGATATGGCATTATGCAGCGACACCTGTTCTTCTACCATAAGCATTGAGTACTCGTTGGACTTCACGCCCTATAGCGACTGGGTCGCCTACGCCAGTTTGTATTGTGATGTTCATTCCACCACTCATTTGGTTCATCTTGGATAGTGGAATGATTGCTTCACTACCTGCCTCGCCTGCGAGAAGAAGGGTTGGCTTTGTGACGATGCCCCCCTTTGCCATTTTCGGAACTGTATCCAATCGTGATTTGTCTGCGCCAGTAGGTGCAGCCTTTTCTCCGATGCGACCAAACTTGAACTCACCTAACAATGGAATGTCATCGTGGAACGGTAGAAGGTTGTAGCCACGAATAATTAGGTTAATAACTTGTCGCCACATGTTAGCCATAAACTCAAAATAGCCAATCACGGCATTGATGACTGTGTTCACTACTTTTCTGAAACCCTCAAACTTTATGTATGCAGCAGCAAGACCGACAACAAGCAATGCGATGCCTGACACAATTAGACCGATACCTGTTGCGTTCCAAGCCACGCCAAATGCGACAACTGCAATATTGGCTAAACCTTGTGCAACAGTGAATGCAAGCGTGGCAACCTTCAACGCTGTTACTGCAGCGACAATGCCGTAGACAAGAGCACCGAAACCATCTAAGTCTTGGATTGCCTTTAGTCCTTTATCGCCTAAGAACTTGAGACCTGCACCAAGACCTTTCTGCCCGACAATGTCTTTGAACTGTTGGAAGATAGGCAAGATATTGTCGGTCACAAATCGAGAAAGTTTCTCAAACATAGGCAGAAGTAATGTCCCTAAATCTTCTGCGAGGTTATCAATCGCCACTTTCATTCTGTCAAAATCAGTTGCCGTTGCTTGAGCAGTTCCACCAACCTGTGATTCCACTTCAGACAAAATTATTTTCTGTGCTTCAAGCGTATGACCTGATTTTACGAGTGTCTTGATTTGTTCTTTTTGTGCATCGGAGAAGTTGATACCTGCACGGTTCAATGCAGTAATACCTCTAACAGGATTAGACAAAGCCTTACCAAGTTGTTTTGCAGCACCATCAGTAGAGCCAAATACATTTCCTAAGTCAAGTGCAGCCTGAGATGCCCTATTGAAAATGTCGTTGCCTTTACCAGTTTCATTGCGTACCTGCTTGAAGGTCAGCAACAAGTTCATACTGCTCTGGATTGCTTCGTCATCAATACCAGTTTTTAGTGACAAACTATTTGCAAGGTCAGATATGTCTTTACTGGTCATACCTGCAGCACTGCCAGTTGCCTTGATAATTGCTTCTGTCTGCTTGGAAACTTTCTGTGATTCAAGTGCTGCTTTTATTAGCGTTCCACCAATAACGCCACCTACGCCACCTGCGATACCTGCAAGTTTTCCAAAACTCTTAGCGAAACTACCTACTGCTTTATTGGCGTTCAGTAATCCGAAGGCTGTTTTCTGACCTGCGCCCTCTAGTTTCTTGAAGTCACGGATTGCACGGTCAATTCCCTTGCTATCAAATGAACTAATAATTGGGACAACGATTGCCATTACAGACCAAACCTTCCAAAAGTATTACGAACTTGTGACCTTGCTCGCATAGATGAGTTAGCACGACGTTCACTCTCGTTGGCTATTTGAATAGTGAAATCTTTTTCAATCTTGGAAACAATGGTATTCAACTCTTTAGTCACTAACGGTATAAAACTTCTAACCCTTTTCCACATGACACGAGAAGGAGAACCAGTCTTATTTAGGTTCTGCACAAAAGACTGCTTGCCGGCTGTGCGATTGTTCTTTGCAAGGTCAAAAATCATACCTGCAGCATCGGATTGCTTTATGCGAACAATGGGGTAAGAGTTTGTCCTACGAACTTTGCGACCACCTACTTGAACAGTCACGCTCCGTCTAGCCTTTTTCCCATCGTACTTAGGGAATGAAGCACCATTTGCCCCTTTAGGTTTTCTGCCCCTAGTTGTTCTGCCGTACTGCACCCATTGTATTTTTTTGGATGAAGTCCATGGTTGGTCAGGGAATCCTTGCGCTACGCCAGCCCTCATAGGCTCAACCTTGTTTTTTATGTCTTTTGAGATTTGCTTATACAGGTCAGGTTCAATCCGTCTTAGCACTTCAAGAACTGGCTTGACTCCATGAACCATTGTTGTCATAGCAAAATACTACTTCTTAGATGCTTGTTTATTGCGCCAAACAATCATGTCGTACATCGCCTGCAGTAAAATAGGGTCTTCATTCAGTAGTTGGCTTGGGGCTATGCCAGTTTCAATAGCGACAAAGACTAACTGACTGGTTGCGCTTGAGTTCCCAAAGGGCTATCACCGTCTTCGCTATCGTCAATCTCTACCTTGAAAACACTGTTTAGCCAGTCAGGCTCAAATGGCGCACTGGTCTGACCTAAACGAGTTTGCGCTCTCCAAGCAATCCAAGCAATATCGGTAAGCCTGATTTCTTTCTCAAAGTTAGCGACGCTTCTGTTCCACGTTCGCTCAAACATCACGAAGTCGGGCAACAAGGCTGTTACTTTTTTGGTTTCTTCATTGGTGAAAGTCACCAATAGTTTCATTTGCATGTCGGGTTTCCTTTATTTAGGAGGTGGTTTTTACTAGAGTTCCCCCAGTAAAAGACAAAGTTGTCATCGCCAACTCACCCACTGCACCAGCGACAGGGGTATGTGCTGATAGGAATGTATTACTGAGTGTGTATGTTGGGTTTGTCGCACTAGTTGCAGACGATGTTGGTTTGACAACAACTGTAGTAGTTGTGCCGACCAATGGATAAACAGTTGCTTCAACATTGCTTGCTGCAAAGTCTTGCATCAGGGCTACTTCAAGTGAGTTGTTTTGCAATCCACCCGAAAACTTATGTCCAGTATCTCCAAACGCTGTCACTTCAATAGAGTCAATTTCATAATTGAGTGTAATGGAGTTGGCATGGTCAGATAATGCCACGCTATTGATTGTGATAGATGCGTTCGTAAGTGTGAGAACAGCCATGTTTTTTTCCTATTCCTTAGTTTCGGTCTTTGGTGTCGGGACTTTTCCTTGTTCTTTGATATGCCCACCTGAGATAAGCGCATCTATGTTCAAGTCTTGTAAATCAGTATCGGAAACAACTGCACCTTCAGGGGCGAGAGTGAAGTTTTGACTGGTCACTTTGTAAGTAGTCATGTGTCTCCTTATGTGTACACGGTAAGTGTAGACGATATCTGCAGGAATTCTGCGTCATCTTGTTCCAATGCTGAGATATTTGCAGATTGCGAAAGAATTAGGTTTTGAACTACGCCACCCAATGTCTTGTCTGCTTCAAGTGCAGCACGGATTGAAGATGTACCTGAGTAGGACAAGTATCCATCAAGGGTTGAGTGGGCGACTCTGTCCACATACCTGCCTACCACGACACGGATGTTCCACTCCATTGCGACCAACCCACCGTTCATCGCTCCGTGATATGTCACTGCATTGAGCACTGGGAAGCCGATAGGAGGGTTCAATTGCTCAGGTTGGTACGAGTACGCCCTAAGTCCTGAAATCGTTGCTAGAGCCGTCTGTATCGCTACAGCAACTTGGCTTACTGTGGCAGGCATTATGCAACTGCCAAAAGTCGATACGGATTGAGCATCTCTCTAACATCAGGGTCTACAGCACGGACTTGAATTGCCATATCAGCAAAGCCGACCACGCCAAGTGCAGCGTTGTATCGAGCGAAACCTCTCATAGTGAGTAGAAGCGTTGCTTCCCGAACATCATCTGGAACTACATCCCAACCCCATTGGGCTGTGACCTGCACAAAAGGTGGATTGGGTGGAATAGAAATTGGGAATGTCTTAGAACCAATAGCCGTAATACGCCTGTACGGTCTGCTATTTAGCATCGCATTGGTTGGCTCAACCATGTAGTCAGTTCCAAGCGTCCATGTGGTTTCAAATGTTCCGTCACCACTTTCGTCAGTTTTTACAATTAGACCTGTTGTGGATGCAATGTCCTGAGTGGGAACATGGTAAAAGCCATTTGGCATAAGAGACACAGCAGTGGCTGTTGTTTTATAAAACCATCTACCACAATAGCCATCTACACGGCGAGATGCGCCTTCAATAGAGTTCTCTAAAAGAGTGTCATCAGTTGAATCGGTGAGGCGCAATGCAGCCTTGACTTCTGCAAGAGTGCAGTAGCCGTTCGTGATTGCCATTACTCATCTACTGGCTTGCGAGCACGAGGTTTCGCCCGGCTAGCAGTTTCAACAGTTGGTGCGACAGATGCAGTTTCAACAGCAATACCGAACTTTGCAAGTTCAGCGTCTACTTGTGCAACTCGCTGTGGCAAGCCTCGGCGTAAATAACCTTCACGCTCGGCTAGTAATGATTCAACTTCGGTGGTCATAGTTAGTCCTTTGCTGTTGGGGCAGGTGCAGGGAGAAAGTGGTAAAAACCCACACCTGCCCACAGCATATTGGATTAGAAGGTCGGTGTGACCAATCCAGTTCCATTGACTTGAGCCCATGCGTTTGGATAACGGTTAGCCGTGTAAGCAGCGTATCCATAGACAACAATGGTTACATCAAGTTCTGATACTCGTGGTTGCTCAAAGCGCAACATCATTGGCTGACCATTGCCATCTTCCCACAAGTGAAGTTCTTGTGCGTTACCAATGTAGATGGTGTCTTGGTTTGTGCCTGCACCCTTGTTCGTTGCAATTGTTGCATCGGTTACAACTGGCAATCCAGCAATGCTATATCCACTGTTTCCGTACTGAACAGCACCTGAACCAACAGAAAGTGCGTTCATAGGGCCATTAGGTGTAGGTACAGCAAGTGGTCGGTTGCTTGAGTCAAGTGCTGCAAGAATCCAAGCCAAACGGCGTGGATGCATAATGATTACATTAGGCCCAGCAAAGAAAGTTGTCTGAACTTTCTGGATTCCGTCAAGCAATTTTGGATAAATCTCAGCCACTGTCGGTGAAGCGTCTGTATAGGTAACTGCTTGTCCTGCAGATGAGAACAATTCAGCAACAACAAGTGTGTTCAAGTTGGTGTGATAAGCCGATACAAGGTCTGCCATTACGAGGGCGTCAATGCCTGTTCCACGCTCAATTGCTTGGCGAGTGACATTTTGCTGACCAGCAATGGTCTGAACAGTAATGTCCAACTTCGTGTCGTCCATGTCTGTTTCTTGAACAGCGTCACCTTCAGTTTGAACTGCAGTTGCAGAACCAGTTGTCACCTTAGAGATTGACAATGTCAAACCTGCAGGTGGAAGTTGATGCTTACGAGCAATGTCTGCTGTTGGGCGACCTGCACGAGCGTATGGCGCTGCCAAGTCTGTGAGATACTGAGGAACAATCAAGCCTGAGAAGTTAGATGAAGTAACTTCACGGCGTTCAATACGCTCTTCATTCATGTGACGAGCAAGGCGCTCACGAGCCTCAAAATCATTGTTGAACTGTGCAGAGAAAGCATCAGACAAGAATGAGTTTTCAGAACGCTCCGTGTAGGTGCGAGCCTCTGATTTTACAACTGCAGGCTTGATGCCAGCAATTTCTCGTGCTTCAGATGCTTCTTTAGAACGCTGTGCAAGTTCTTCTTGCTGTGCGATAGATGCATCGAGGTCACGAACTTGAGTAAGTGAATCAGATACTTCTGTGTCTTCGGCAGGCGTGAGGTCACGGTTTTCCTGCTCTGCTAATTGCACGAGTGACTCTGCTTTTGTAACAAGAGCCTCACGCTTTTCATGGAGTTTTGCTAAGTATGACATTTTGTCTTTCCTTGTTTTGTTGGTGGAATATTTCAACGGTGAAATAGCAAGTGAATGTTCGGCTTGTTTTTTCGGCAGTTATCTTGTTCGTGCAATTGCTACTTGCTGTCGGCGCAAGCGTGTAGGTGCACTAGGCGCAGTGTAATGCATATTTCGCAGTTCTGCAATAGTTTCCTCATAAGCAGGGTAAGTGACTACGGAAACATCATAAAGTTGAACTTCACGCAACTGGCGTACTGAACGGTCTGCGTTCCAAGTGTCTTTTATGGTTCTAAAAGCGAACGACATTTGATTGAGGTCGCCTCTACGAAGTGCAGACATTATTTGTTGTGCTAATGGGTTGGCAGGGTCAAGGTCTGCCTCAACCTTCAATCCTCTTGAATCTTCGCTCAATCGCAAAGTGCCTGATTTGGTTCGGGCAAGAGGAGCACCATCGTGGTCAAATAATAGACGAACATCAGCACCGTCTTTTAGGGTCTTGGTAAATGCGCCCCTTGTTACATACTCGGTGAAACCTAAGTCTTGAGATGGCGTATCCCACATCGCAGCATAACCTACAAGGGTTGTACCGTCACCCTCGGAACGGACTTCCAAGTTTGAATAGGCTATTGAACGCTTGTCGTCAATAGAACGAGTTACCCACTCAACCGTGTTGCTCCGAGTGGCAAGAACATCTAAAGAAGCCTTCAACTGCCAATCCCATTTTTGATGCTGGTCAATTCTCTCGGCAAGAAAATTAGCAATACCCTGTTCATCCGTTTCATCAGCAACCTCAAAAGTATTACGCAAACAAATAAGTATTTGAGTATTGCCAAGAAGCAACGCTGTTGCCAAAGCAGAGGTTGTATCTGCTGGTGCAGTTTGGCGTACAGAACTCATAGACAAAAAGTCTTGAAGCATGAATGGTGCTTCGCCCCCAAGTTTGCGAATGTTTTCTGCAATTGGGTCAATAGAACTATAAATATCTTCGTAAATCTCACCGAAAAGTGAATGGTACTGCGAAAAGTCTGTTCCTCTTACATTCCAATGCGAACCATGCGCTTGAAAATAAAGAGAAACGGCATCGGACAATAGTTCCCTAAGACCATCTACCAAAGAGTAGGTCGGCATAGGTTCTTCTACATCTACCTCTGCTTCTGCTACTGGTTCTACAACTGATTCAACCATGTCCATAAGTGCTCCTCGTTTGGCTTCCTTGTCAAAGTTATCTACCACTCTAATAGCATATTGCATTGCTCGTTGTGCATCTTTTTTAGATGGCCCAGAACCCCAAAGAAGATGAGCCACTAATCCTGCGCCCGGATAACCACTATCGTTTGGGTCATTATTTTTGGGTGCATCTAAATCAACTAAATGTCTTGCTATCCAAGGGGCTATTTTGCGCCACTTTTCTATTGACACATCGCCGTTAGCCATTTTACGAGCAGAACTAATAGTCGCTTGAACAAGACCATCGCCACCATAACCATCGGCGTAAAGTTTCAATCCTCGCTTTGCAGCGTTCCTCATATAAGTAGGGGCTGAAAGGTCTACTGCTCTTTCGCTTTTGGAAATTGCAATATTCAATGCGTCTGCATGGGCATTTGCGTGTTCTTCTGTGTGGTGGCATCCACCGTCAATAGGGATTTGTGAACCCACTTTTACAACAGCAAAACCGTTGCATCCATTTGCATTGTCAATAACTTCGTATGGCATCAATCTACACTCGGTGTCATAACACGCACATTTTCAGTACCACTAGCAGTCACAGCCCATAGTTCTTCATTAGCAGGCAAATTCATAACAAAAGGTACTGCGTTTTTTTCGGTGAGCATACCGTTGGCAGATGTCACATCAGCCCCACCGATATAGACAGTTCCAGCACCAAGAGTATGTAAATAAACCTCACGATTGATGTTGTCTTTGTCCACTATTTTCACTCTTGTTGTGGATACAGAATAAGCGTACGTGTTCATGCAGGCAAATCCGAAATTGCTGCTGGCAACGGTGGCACAGCATCAATACCAATTGAAGATGCGACCTGACCGTAGTAGAAGTTGTCGCCACCTTCGTATGGCTCTCTACCTTCTAGTGCTCTTGCTTCGTTAGGCGACAATGTCCCAGACTGGATTTGCACTTGTTGTGCCTGCACTCTTGTCATCAAATCTCCCCTCATAAGACCATCAGCATTGAGTCGTACTCTTTGAGGCACTGGCAACATAGAACTAAGAGTATCTTCAAGGCGATGCATCCAAGGAAGTAAAGTGTGGCGCACAAAATTGATACCTGCTGATTCAACATTTTGATAAGTTTGTGTATCTCCACCTGTGCCTGCAATTAGGTGTAGAGGAATTCTATACGCTCTTGCGACATCTCGCACAATAGATTCCCTATGTTCCATTGTGTCCATATCCGATGCCGATGCCGTAACTGAACGCCACTTCAATCCACCTGCTAGTACTGCTGGTCTGCGCCTTTTCCAATGTGCGTCTTCCCAAGTGTTTCTTAGGATTTCTGCTTGTTCCATTGTCACTTGCTGGTCAGTTTCCAATACTGATGAAGGTGTTGCTCCATCGCCGTAAAACTGTGCGAGAAAACGGTCAATAGCAATTCCAGTACCAATAATGTTGCGAAGTGCATCTAGTGGTGATACGCCGTAAGCCTGATTCGGAAAACGAAGCCACGAAATATGGTACATAGATTCAGGGTCTAACTCATTTTTTCCATAAGAGTAAATCCGATTACCGTTATCTCCAATTACGACTGTTACTAAAAGTGGGTGTAGGCAACGCATTTCTAGTGGTGCTTGTCCTGCGTTGCGTGGTGCAAAGATAAAAGCATTGCCGTGAAGGGCGAGAGTAGCAATAGTTTGGTGAATAAACTCAAACATGTTTTGGTCATCATTTGGTTTTACGAAAACACTTGGAACTGGTAATTCTTGAATAGTTCCACCTACGTCACGATAAACCTGTAAAGGCATTGTGGCGATTGAATCTGCCAAGAGTGTTACGGCTGATAGTACGGCAGTAGATGATATTGCAGTTCGTTCAGTAACAATTTCACCTGAATAGTTGGGAAATGCTGGACGAGCAGATATTTGGTTTGGGTCTATTGAAACTGGAAGTGCCCGAAACTCTCGGCGAATAATGCTCATGCTGAAAATGCTCCACCTGCGATAAGAAGTGCTCCAGTAACAATAAACCCTAATGGAGTCCAAATAAGGAATGCTCCAATAGAAACTAGGACTGCACCGATTACTTCAACTGTTGATGTTATGTTTTGCCTCATTGACCTCACCAAACTGGAACGACACTAGGGCCATTGTATCCATCAGGTTTGCGTGTCGCTCGGTCAAGCGCAATAACCATTGCAATACAAGCGTCAATCTTTCTGTGGCTCTTGCCTTTACTTAGTCGCCACCCATTGTCCGTCATGCGTTGCGCTGCAGAAAGAACTTGGTCTGTGAAAACTGGTGAGCCGTTATGCACAATCTTGCTGTTGATGATGAGTTCATATGTGTGACCACAGGCTGGAATCATACGCTGACTACTCTGAGGGTATTCAACCATTGGAAGTCCATCGTCTATAAGGATTTCGGCAGAACGCTGGAAATATGCAGGGTCGTAGGCAAACTCTTTTATGTTGTAGTTCAAATGGATTTCCCGAAGGTAATGCTCAATGGTCGCAACATCTACTGCCTTCTCGGACGGATGCCAAATCTTGGCTGATACGGCTACCTTCTCTCCTTGAGGTTGAGCCATAACAACAGCAATGCTGTCGTGTTTCAATGCCATGTCAATGCCCACCCAAGTTTCTAGGTCAGGGTCTATCTCTACTTCACCTGCAAGTCTTTCCCATGCGCCTGCAGGGAGCCAACTTTCTTCTGCTCTTACCCATTGGTTCAAGCGAAATCTACGAAATGCCATTTCGCTTGACTGTCGTGCAGATGTTTCAAGGTCGTCTTCGTCTATCAACTTGGAAGCCAAGTTGGGATTGCATTGTTTCCATACAGTCTTGTCCGTGATTGAGCAATCGGCTGGTGCTTCCCACCAAAAGAACCCAAAGTTCTCATCTTGCTGTTCACCCATAGCAACAGACTTGCCGTAGTCGTAAAGCCTTCCACAAAGAGTGTTGATGTCATAACCTGCTGTAGTAATTGAGACAATCATTGGGTCTACACGAGCACCCGAACCTAGTGTAAGTTGGTCATAAAGGTCATCGTTTCTCTGTACCCATAGTTCGTCAAAGATAACTAGTGAAGGGTTTAGACCAGCCTGAGATTTAGCGTCTGCCGATAGAACTCGATACACCGAGTTGAAAGCAGGAACTTCAATAGCGTCACGATAAACCTTGCAATGGGCAGACAGGACTGGAGATTTGACTACTTGTTCCCGAGCCTCGTTGAATACAATGCGAGCCTGCTTACGGTCACCTGCAGCCGAATACACTTCTGCACCTGCTTCACCAGCGAATAGACCATAAAGAGCAAGGGCTGACCCCATTAGAGATTTACCTTGCTTTCTCGGTAGTCCGACAACTGCACGACGATATCGCAAACGATTATTGTCTCGGCGTTCAAGCAAAGCTTTCAATAGCCACTGTTGCCACTCAACAAACTCTAAAGGCTGTCCTGCTCTGACACCTTTGGAAACTCTTAGCCACTGGTAGGCAAAATCAATAACATCATCACCATCACTAATGTTGCTATGGCGTTTTGTGTAATAAGTCGGCTCCCACGCCTTTTTAGGCAGTAGCCCTCTTTGTTGCGATTCTGTCACGGAAGTCTTGGATTGCGTCATTGGAGACATTGTTCATTCCTAGTCGGGCTCGGTCTGTTGGTGAGAAGCCTAGCGCAGAAAGGTTTTGAGCAATCATCTTTTCTAATGTTCTCAACGATGCTCTGTCTCGCCACTCTTGTTCCCTAAACACTTTCGTTCTCAATACTGCTCGTTCATCAACTTGCTCGCAAGTCATCATTACCAACTCAATGTCAGTATCTCTGCGAAGCCAAGCACAACCTGAAGTCCAAATAGAAGTCCATAGTTGAAAGCCTGGGCCATTGTCTATTAGTGGGCGATGTGGCTTAGGCATCTCACGATTTGCAATAACAGGTATTACATCTGTTGAAGGAAGTTTTCTTCCACCCGGATTGCCAATACGAGCCTTCTGTTCAATCGGCTTGGGCTTACGCCCTCTTGTCTCAGCCATCTAATCTGTTTCCCCTGCGTGAGTTGCACGACCTATGTGCAGGCAATAACAAACTATCGGGATTACTAGGAACGACATGGTCGGCTGTCCATGGGTCATTGCGTCTTGCACCTTCGCCACAAATCCAACATTTACTGGCGTTCATGCGTACTTCTCTTGCTCGTCTTCGGTAGTCGCCTGCGTAGTGTGGGCGTTCCTTTTTAGGCTTGAGACTTTCACGGTAGATACGACAAGAGTTACACCTTGAATCGCTAGTGACTAAAACGCCACAGCCAAGACAAGGCTTAGGAATCACGATGCTTTAGTCGGGATATGTTCACATTGGATTTCGTCAAGCAATCCTTTTGCGCCACATATTCCACATTCAACTTCCCCAAGTTCGGTAGCGATTGCGTTGTATTCAACTAACGCCATGCGTTCAGGGTCATCTGGAAGTTTATGTGGTGAGCCAACAGCGAGGATGTGGTGTTCTTCAATAGCCCCAACAGCATGAGGATGGTCACTTTCAATGAAATAAACCTGCCCTGCGTGGGTCGGATAAATCTTGGAATCAACTGTAATAGTTCCCTTGCCTGCAATAACAATCAGTAGATGTGCCCCCGGATGAGTGTGAGGTGGAAAGCCTGCTCCTGCAGGAACTGAGATGTGGTCTACGCCTAGCGCACCACTACTGACCAATGGCCATGCAGTTGCTGTCGTGTTGTGCATATGCACAGTTCCTTCACCCTTGAAAGGTGTGATAGAACCGTCTCCGTTGTCTGTTGCCCAATCAGCAATAATCAAATTGCCGTTTGCGTCTTTACCGTGTACTTGATTGCTCATCGTTTTTCTGCCACCCATGCTGGTTTGTATTCATCGTTGCCTGCTCGTTTTATCATCTGCCCTCTATCGAGAAGACGACTTACTTCTTCTTTTTCCATGCCCAATCTCTTTATAAGTTCGGCAGGTTCAATATCAAGTTCGTCAATAAGTTCAGTAACGATATCTGCCATAGACATTACATAATGTTCGCCTCTTGCACGGTTATGTCTGATGGTTGCCATGCGTTGGCGAGCAGGGTCAATTTCCTTGATAAACACTACTGGCACTAGACCGTCTGTAAGTTTGGCAACATCCTTGTCTGCCGACACAGTCCAACGGTGAAATCCATCTACGATTTCTCCGTCAAGCCGAGCGACAATAGGTTGAGTCCAGCCGTCTTCCATAATGCTGACCTTCAATAAACCAAGTTCTGTCTTAGCCATTTTGTTCGGGTTGTAATCATTTGCTTTTAGCGTGGTGCGTTCTACCCACTGAACGCTTGCTATTGGTTGGTCTTCACGACTCATCTTTTGTGCTCTTTTCTATGCTTTCTTTATATTTCTTCACCATTGAAGTTCTAGATGCCCCATCCGAAGTTGTCAATTTAGGAACAACTCTAGATTTGAAATCACCCTTAGACGCAACCTTCATAAGCATTCTCCATGAGATGCCTGTGACCGGATGTGGGGTGAAAAGTATTGGGTCGGTAGTTCTGCGATAGTGGCGATTAATATGCCCTTGTAGTTGCTTCGCTACAAACTTGCGTTCTTCAGGTGGGAACTTATCTAGTTCGGCTAGAACTTTCTGTTCCCAAGTTTCACCTTCAGCAAGGTCGTCTTCCTTCACGCCACCTTGACCTGCATGGTAGAGCGCACCTCTTGCGTATCGGGCTGCAGTCTTAGCCCCTGGCACTCTGTCGCCCAACTTATCCCATACATCAGGGAAGCATTTAGCGAACATCCATAAAGATTGCATTGGCTGTTCACCGTATGGTGGTGCGATGCGTTGAAGATGATGAGCCATGCCTGCTAACTCCATCATGTCGTAGCCTCGGTTGTAGTCCCACCCATGCAGTTTCGGTGCTCGCCACACATCTTGTGTAGACCAGTCGTAGATTGGATAGACCTTCGCCATGCCTTTCTCGTGTTCAATGATGTAGTTATCTACCTCTTTGCGAGTGACTGCTTGACGACGACGGATTGATTCATCTGCTCGGATACCCATAATGAAACAAGTTCTGCCGTACTTACGAGGTGGATAAAGGATTGGGTCGGTCTCGGTGAACGGTAGTCGTGCGCTTGCAGGCCAAATAGCAAAACCTTCTGCCTCTGTTTTCCCTTCAGGTGGAAGTGGGCGAACCCATTTTTCTTCCATCTCTGGAGCCCATGGATGCCAAATAGAATCGCCTTCTTCTGACGAGCAACTGTTTCGGTGGGCGATAGGCAAGCACCACCAGTCCAAATCAATGTCCTCAATCTCTGATACACGCCTAACATATTCTTCTGTTTCGTAGGGAATTGCTTCCTCGTCAAAATGCTTGACCTTCAATGGCAATCGGTTTCTACGCCGTGCTTCTTCTAGCGCAAGGTTCAAGCAGACAGTCGAGTCTTTGCCACCCGAGAACGAAACGATAACTGTGTCAAATAAATCAAATGCCCTTGACACTCGTTCAACAGCCATCTCATAAACATTCTTGTCAATGAAAGTCTGTCTTATATATTCTTTTGGGCGAGCCACTCTGCCACCACCTTCATAAGAGCGTCATTGCGATTTGTAATTCCTGTGGCGTGAAGGGCATCACGCAAGGTGTCAAACTCGGCTGAGGTTAGATAGAACTGAGCAACCTTCGTGTCATTGGTGACATGATTGGACTCGCTTTCCATAGGGTTGTGAGCACCTTCAGTGTCAATACTGGTGATACCCGACACAGCCATGTTGGCGATTGACTGCGACTGGCTAGCAAGCATGTCGTCAAGGTCGTCCTGATTCCAGACAAGACCTTCCATGTCGTAGCCCCTAGCGAACTCAGAAAGGATTTCTGCCAGTGCAAAACTGTCGTAGTCGGCAAGGTCGCTTGTGCGATTATCGGCAAGCAAGATACGCAAGGCTCGGTCATCGTCCATGTCAAGTTCAATCACAGCAATCTTGTCCCACTTCAGCGACTTTGCAGCCGACCAAGTGTGGTTGCCTGCGACGATAAAGCCAGTTGATTTCTGTACGAGGATTGGTCGGTATTGACCGTGCGCTTCAAGTGAAGTGCAGATTGCACCTACATCACCTTGACGGACATTCTTCGGATGGGGGGAGATGCTGTCTATTGGGACTGCGCTCTTGGCTAGTTCTTTTCGGATATTGCTCATAGAGGGCTTTCACTCCATTGGGTCGGGTAATCCAAAACGAAATCAATGCGATATCGAATATGGCTAGCAGGATTACAAAAATCATTGAGGCCATGCGAAACACTCTACACATGTTTTATAAACAATGAAAGTATTTGCTCTGATGACTGATGCTAAATGCAGACGCTTATCCAGTTGAAGTGGCTCGCAAAGAAACTTGTTTATTTCGCCGTTGCACGCTCTGCGA